ACACCTATATTAAATACGATATAATAAAGGTTATGATATAATCAAGTCTCTGGGTAAAAATTTTGAATACATATATCACATTCTTGCCAAGGGTTAGAATATTTCTTTTTACATCTAGGGCATTTCATCCTATACTCATCCAAATCAATCAAATACCCCATCTGAACAATCTAATACACTTCCACAGTTAGGGCAGATCTGATGACATACTGTCATCTTATTCATTGTTTCATCACACCTAATACAATTCATTTTAAATCCTCGTTTACATTCAAGTTTAACCATCCTTTAGGTGTTGGTACATTCCAACATTCTATGTTTTCAAATTGAATCATATTAATAAATTCATCATATATTTTCTTTTCATCCTTATCTAATACTTTCATTTCAATTTTGCTCCACAACTCTTACACTCACTATACCCTTGGCTATCACTAATGTTACCCCAATGCCATATGAATCCATCTCTTTTCTTACATTTAGGGCATGCATCTATATCAGTCATATTTTTCCATCTTTCTCCATCTTCTCAACTATGGGTTCTAAAAACCTGACACATTCCATTATTGTATTCTCATTCATACCAGATGCTCTAGCAAAATCCTTGTATGTATAACCCATACTACCATATTTCCTATTCATCTTCACAATCCTCACATATAATATTTCCACGTTTGGAACTTACTATGACATCAGTGGAAAAACACTTATGACATAAACCCTTCATAATTTTCTACCCATAGTTATGTTTGATGTTGCTGTAATATCATTGTTGGTAAACTCCCATATCTTACCACTATACAATATTACTGTAAAAATTTTTTCGATCTCAGTGCCATACTCTGTAACCAGAAACAGTCTGCCACGACCCTTTGGTGTATTAACCTCTATCTGCTGTTTCAATTCCAATATAATCATTTCTTACCATAACCCCTATATGCTTCATCAACCTCACATTTTAAGCAATAATCAAAGAATGAAGGCTTACCACAGTGTAAGCACTGAGTTATCTCCCTAACATAATCCTTACCTGAAAAAGACTTTTTCAAACCCCCGATAAAGTTATGAATACTTTGTCTAATCATCTTTGACCCTCCTCATGACCTTGACCTCGTTGTTAGCGATTACATCGGACTTGTTGGTTAAACCAGAATCTTTATCCATTAAAGTAATTGTTCCTTGCAGTCTAAATATGCATTTATAACATTGTTTCTTTGAATGATCTTTTATCAAATCTCCACATGCAATACAAATAACTTTCTTTATAACGTTTACACTTATTGCCATGGGTCATTATTCTCCATACCATCCATACGATCTATAACATCCATAAGCATTTTTTTTATTGCTTCTTGTTTTCTTTCAGGCATCCAGTCTTCATGTAAAAGGTCTAATAGATCCTGTATTACACTAGACATACCATTGATACTTACAGGCATTATATATAATTATCCTTAATCTCTGATGAATACTCGTTTTGATCATATTGTTTGACCTGTTCCACAGGACTTTTATACTTGCTTGTATAGTCGTTATAGACATATAATCCTATGAGTATGGCTCCCAGTGGTACGAGGAATCCAGTGCATACACAGAATATCCCAGCGTATAGAGTCCAGTTACTCATTCTTTTTTCCCTTTCGTGCGTGGCGAAGTTTGTCTTGAATCGCCCTCAAGTCTTTTTGTATAAATTGCATCGAGCCAGCCATGTATGCCATTTCCTTGTCGATGTATTTTATTGTTTTATCCCAATCCATGTATCACTTAAGACGGACTAATACTTAAGCATTACTAGTGAGTCATATAAAATGTGACCTGCGAAAAACTTCGTGCCTTCGGCACTCAGGCAGTGTTATTCGGGCTCTTTCGTTTCCCGAACTTCTTTAATTTTATCTTCGGCTAAGAACGTTAGTTTCCAGAATGTACGTTTGTGTGTCATGGGTATATCACGAACGTTATTTACCTTTGAATACATAGCCTCAAACCAGCGTAAAATAGCACCGTAATCTTCTGGTTCCAAATCTACCATATATTTAAACTCCCTTCTCTATTTATAAAGTATGCTATTTATAAAGAACGTAGCTGGGTAGTTAATCCAGACCTCCCATTGGGCGTGCAAACTCACACTACTACAACAATATTAATATACTCTTAATTATATAGTTATGTATATGGCAGATGCTAATATAGAAACTGGTAATAAGAAGAAACCTGTGGTAGTATTTAAAAAATGTACATGTGAAGGAAGTAGAGATATATTTTGCTGTGAGCATGGAGATGCTGACAATATGTGTAACAAATAGGTTACAAAACAATTACAGAAAGTTTATAAGTACGAATATTATTGATTAAGTAATGGGTATTAAAGATTCTTTTAGAACAATCGCTAGAAATCTAAGCTCTTTAAACAAATCCCAAACAACCACCACTACTAGACCTAGTATGGCACAGCCATACATGAGTACCGATACAGGTGCTAAACTACCAATTTTCCCATTCCCACTTATTATGATTTATGAGTTAGCAGATAATATTGATGCCTTAAGAATTCCTATTGAAACCTTGAACAGAGAAATGTTTAAGAATGGATTTGAAGTAGTAGAGAAATATAAATTTAAATGTTCTAACTGTTCTAAAGAATTTCAATACAAACCATTAAAGAATGACAACCCTGATGATCAACCATTTGAACAAAACCAAGACAATGAGACAGGTCAGATACCAAGAAGTGATGCCAAAAAAGCAGTACCTACTGAGTTAAACACTACTCATGACATGCAGTGTGACTCTTGTGGAAATGAAAATATGTTAAGACCTATACCAGAAAATAGAAAGAAACTGGAAGACCTGTTAGAAAATCCTATTAATGGTAACGATCAAACTCTTGAAGACCTTTCAAGACAGTTGGAAAGAGACTTGGAAATTGCAGATAATGCATACTGTTTAGTTTTAAAGAGTTATGATATTGATGATACAACTGGTAAGATTAATCAAGAGACAACTAAGATTAAAGAATTTTTAAGAATAGACCCACCTCAAGTTGCTATGATAGCAGACAGTGACGGTAGAATAGGTTATGATGATAAAAGAAATAAAGTATTTGTATGTCCAAGATTTGAACATAGGGATAAAAGACTTACTGAGGAAAAATGTGACCGCTGTGGAGCACAGGCATTAAAGGCAGTTATAGAGGTAAACTCTGTATACTCTGTAGGAATACCCCAGCCAAAGAGGGTGGTATACGGTGAAGGTGAAGTAATATGGAAGGCAGGGAAATATAAACCATCGTTAATTTACGGATTTTCCCCAATATATAGTATATGGTCAAAGGCAATGGCTCTATCTCACATGGATGAGTATATTAGAAAATACTTTGATAAGATGAGACCACCAAGAGGCATGTTAGTTATTGCATCAAGAAACTATGAAACATTCAGAAAATCATGGGATGTATTAGAACAAAAGGCAACAGAAGATCCATACATGATTCACCCACTTTTAGTAGAGTCAGACAAAGGAGGTCAAAATATGGCACAATGGATAGACTTTACTGGATCATTAAAAGAATTAGAATTTACAGTTATTAGAAAAGAGTTAAGACAAATCATTGGTGCAGTGTTTGGTGTACTACCTTTGTATTATGGTGAACTTCCTTCTGGATGGTCACAAGAAGGATTACAAGTTACAATTACAAACAGAGCAGTTAAATGGGGTCAGGATGTTTTATTCAAAGCATTCCTTTACAAAATCAGTAAACTTGTTGGTGTAGAGGATTGGGAATTAAGATTAAAAGGTGGAGAAGAAAATGATAAACTCAGAGACTTGCAGATACAAGGTGTAGAGATACAAAATATGGCGGCAATGCAAGCAATGGGATTCGAGGTAACAAGAACCCATACTGGTGAATTCAAGGTTTCTAAAAATCCATTACTTTCACCAGAAGCAATGATCTTAGGTATACCAGAAGACAAAGAACCTAATACAAGTGGTTCAAAAGGTAGGGGTAGAGGTACAGCCGCACCAAAAGAAGATCAACAGAGTATGGATGGTCAGCCAAAGAAACAAAGACCTTCTGATAAAGG